CTGGAAGAAATACTACGGCTCAAGTGATGAACTTAATAGAGAAAGAGCTGAAATCGGGAACTCTTGTTTTAAACGAGAGATACTGAGCCTTCATGATACGAAAGGATGGGTGAACTTTGAGGAGACAAGACAGTTGTTCATTCACAACGTTTTGTCTGAATCCCTTGACGACGGTACACCCAAGTATTACAATAGCAACATCCTTGGCCGTTACATGAGGAAAGACTACTATGTTCGACGAGATCAACAACACTCCAGAACAACTCCTACAGATGGAGGAAACGATTTATGATGTGATTGATTGGTCGAAAGATCGTATGCACACCTTGGTTGAAGATGATGAAGTCGATGATGCAACCGCAATCTACTTTGAGTTCTCTGAGTGGTATGATCCCAACGGTGAATTTTCAGTCGTCGTTATCGATGAAGAGTTCCGTAAGCTGTTCAACAAAAACATAAATAATACGGATTGAGCATCAGTCTTATGTTATCTACCAAGTATCGTCTCCGTCTGGAGTTCATTTGTGACAGGATCGCAAAGGGAGCCCCAGTCGAATTAAGTGAGATGATCTGGGCAGAGAAATTGGCAAAGTCCAATGCATCTGCGGCATCAATCCTGAGACAAGCCAGAAGGACTGCCAACAACCCTGAGATGGTCGAAGGTAGTCTTGATGACTTTATGAACATTATGGACCTAGGCGACCCTGATCCTTCCAATCACAAGACAGGTTTTGATGGACCTGATGATATTGCTGATTGGTTCACTCAAGAGAAACCAGACGACTGGAGACAACGGGACTGATGAAAACATTCAAAGAGTTTTGCGAACAGGCTGCTCCTAGTCCTTTTTCTAATTACAAACCAGACGGTCCTGTAAAAGGATTTGTAAGAGGTCTTGTCAATAAAGTTCAAAGTGGTATTCAAGATAAACTTAAAAGTATCAACAAGACTGCCACAGACTTAAGACTTGCGGCTGGAATTCACACAGATCCAAAAGCGAATTACATACAAAGGGATTTTGCTACTAAAGCCGCAAAACAGAGGTTGAGAGGCATGAATCCCAATAATCCCGATAACATGCCTATCAAAAAACACACGTCACCCATTCAATACTCTTCTAGATACGCGGTTCCAAAACCTCCTGCAAAAGGGTTCGGTGGAAGACCAACCACGGACGTTTGACAAACACTCCAACACCTTGTATAATATCTGGGTACGCGAGTCTCAGTAGCTCAGCAGGATAGAGCATCTGCCTTCTAAGCAGTTGGTCGGGGGTTCGAATCCCTCCTGAGACGTTGAGAGGTTTTCCTCTCATATACATACATCGAAAGATTATGAAGATCAATCTCTGGTACTGCGAAGATATGAAACGGTGGCGTTGGACCTTAACCGACGATCCACGGAGACCATTTCTTCAAGAGAGTGGACAACAACCCTTCTTGCGTGATGCAATGAACGACGTTGCAAATACTGTAGAGTACGTTCTGCAGAGCTCTCCACCAGAATGATTTTATTGCCCTGTAGCACAACGGCAGTGCAGGGAGCTGTTAACTCCAAGGTTACTGGTTCGAATCCAGTCGGGGCAGTCGGGTGATTAACTCAGCGGTAGAGTTCCTCCTTTACACGGAGGCAGTCGGGGGTTCGAATCCCTCATCACCCATGCAGTTACAATTAAATACCATGGTTACTGTAAGATGCAAACAATGCAATAGAGAACTCACAAGCTCTTCAAAGTTTCAAACGTGTGGTTGCCCCAACATGACATCAGTCAATGGGGACAACATCACTGCGGTTGACCTCAGTAAAGTAGTGTTAACCAAATCTGAAAACACTGTAAATAAACACGGGGCCCTGTCCAATCAGGACTTACAATACCAAGAGGAACGGCGGAAACGCAAAGTTCGCAAACTTGACTTTGAGGAACGATGATCAACCTGCACCAGAAGTTCAATCACTATCTAAACACTGATAGGCTGCTGGATTTGCGCGACGTAAACGAAAGACTGATCAGTTACGGCTGGGTTGATGATGGTTCTAATCTTACAGGTTATTATGTCTTGACAGAAAACTACGAACTGGTGTATAATCTTAAAGAAGAGTTCCAATACAAGGTTCCCCGCAAGTCTCTTGCATCTTCAAGGAAGTGTGGCAGAGTGGTTTAATGCACTTGTCTTGAAAACAAGCGTGCTGAAAGGCACCACTGGTTCGAATCCAGTCACTTCCGTATTCTAAATATCATTAATCGTTTATCCATTAATGGAACCTGAACCTGAATTACAAACCCCAGTGGACAATGAGCCAAGTGTCCAAGACAATTTGACAGATGACTACTTGGCCCTGTATACTACTTACAACGACGACGCGAGTTGACGTTGTTGCTCATTTAGCTCTCTGGTGAAAGCACCCGACTCATAATCGGACTAAGGTGAGTTCGATCCTCACAATGAGCATTCCCCTCACGGGGACCAAACCTACTGTTCACTAAAATGTCACTGTCGTCAAAGTTCAAGAAGAACCTGCAAGTTCTTGCTCAAACCGTAGATGGTACTGTTTCACTAGACTTCCAAAATCCTAAACTGTATAAAAAAATCCTGCGTTATTATGAGGAACAGGGAGTTGAGTTTTATGATGATCCATATGATACTTATGAATATGTGATTGATCTTCTCAAGGAAGATCTTGCATCTGAAGGAGTGGCTGTCTGATGAGTGTTGTTCTTGAACGTGGTGATGTCCGTTATACCTACAACGGACTTTTAGAAAATGGAGTCAAAGACTATCGTATGCAAGTCAAAGATGAGTATACGAAACGTTGGAATGATGTCTATTATTTTGATAATGAAATGCAGTGTACTACTGCAATTGAAGATCCCGACTACACTAACTGGCTTTTAGATCGTCCTTGTTATATCAAAGACGATTGATCCATACATACACTGTAGAGTAAACATTTAAAATGGCTACGAGAAAAAGAACTTCTGCCCCTGCACCACAACCAACTTCAACCGAAGATACGAGTGGTGTATTCATGTCTCAATACGATAAGATCGTAGAAGAGAACATTGCTGAGATTAAGAAAGAGATTGCGGAGATCAAATCTGCACTCGCTGAACTTCAATCCTCAGGTGGAGGTGGTACTGATTCGAGAGTTGATGTACTGTACAGCTGGTATGAAAATGTAAAACGTAGAGTTTAAACCAGTTTCTTATTTCTGTAAAAAATAAGTGGCGAGCCTGCAGAAAGGGGTGGTATATCCACCCCTTTTGTTGTATAATAAATATGTCGAGATACTATGACACTGATGAAGACTGCATTAGTTCTTGGGGCTGGAGGATTTATCGGCTCCTGGATGGTCAAAAGACTGAAAGAAGAAGGATACTGGGTCCGTGGTGTAGACCTGAAACATCCAGAGTTTTCCCGTCACCAAGCTGATGAGTTTATCATTGGTGATCTGAGAGACAAGAGTTTTGTCAACCGTGTGGTTGAGTATAAAGGAACCCTTGGTAACTTCTACAACTCAATTCCTTACAAGATGATTGAAGGATTTGATGAAGTGTATCAGTTCGCAGCTGATATGGGTGGTGCTGGTTTCGTTTTCTCTGGTGAGAACGATGCAGAGATCATGCACAACTCTGCCACCATTAACCTGAATGTTCTTGATGCGATTGTCAAGACAAAAGGTATGGGACGTAAGGTTCCCAAGATTTTCTATTCATCTTCTGCATGTGCCTATCCTGCACATGTTCAAGAAGATCCCAATAATCCTGGTCTCCGTGAAGAAGATGCATATCCCGCCAATCCTGATAGTGAATATGGATGGGAGAAACTCTTTAGTGAGAGACTTTACCTCACATATGCTCGCAATCATGACCTTGACGTTAGGGTTGCTAGGTATCATAACATTTACGGACCCGAAGGAACCTGGGACGGTGGACGCGAGAAGGCCCCCGCAGCTATGTGTCGAAAGGTTGCTGCCATCCTGGGCGAAGAAGGAACGGTTGAATGTTGGGGAGATGGGAAACAAACCCGATCCTTCCTGTACATAGATGATTGCATTGAAGCTACACGTCGTTTAATGGAGAGTAATTACCATGAGGTCATCAACATTGGCTCCGAGGAGATGGTCACGATCAACGAACTCATCACGCTCGCGGCAAAGGCTGCAGGCAAGGCGGTGGTCATCAAACATGTTGATGGTCCCCTGGGAGTTCGCGGTCGTAATAGCCAGAACGATCGGATCCGTTATTGCTTACGTTGGGACTATACCATTAGCCTTGAAGAGGGTATTAGACGAACATACGAATGGGTAGAAGATCAGTACAACAGATCGAAACTCAATGAAAGTTGGGAAGTATATTATTATCCAGAAGAAAACGGAGTTAGTGGCGCATGATTGGTTTTAATGCATTAGGTCAACTTGGACAACTGGGAAACCAGATGTTCCAAGTGGCTTCCTTGAGAGGTATTTCATCACATAACGATTACAATTACTGTTTCCCAATTCACAATCAGGTATTTGTAGATCATCTTGGAAACAAATTGAGAGTCGATCTGCACAATGCGTTCACTCTTCAAAATGTAAGCCCACTTAACATTCAAAACATTGATCCTGGTAGACCCACTGTTGCAGAGGGAACTTTCCATTTCAATGAAAAACTCTATAAAGATTGTCCTGATTGGGTAAATCTTCAGGGATTTTTCCAGAGTGAAAAGTATTTTGCTCACGACAAAGGAATGGTTCGTGAGATGTTTACTTTCCGTCCAGAGATTATTGATCCTGCCCGATCAATGGTCAATGGTTTAAACAAAGCTCCTGTTGCACTTCATATTCGTCGTGGTGACTTCCTCCGCAACTCTGGTAATCATCACAATCTTGAACTTGAATGGTATGCACGAGCTCTAGACAAGTTTGATCTTGGTGGTCGTCAGGTTGCAATCTTTAGTGACGATCCTGCATGGTGCAAACAACAGAAACTCTTTGCAGATGATGACAAGTTCTTGATTAGTGAAGGTAATTCACACTATACTGACCTTGCAATGATGTCTCTGTGTACTGGACACATTATTGCAAACTCCACATTCTCCTGGTGGGGTGCATGGTTGGCTGATAGTAAAGAAGTGATCGCACCTGCAAAATGGTTTGGTCCTGACAACGCACACTTAGATACAAAAGATCTTTATCCTGAACATTGGGAGGTACTTGAGTGAGAGCCGCAAAAGTTGCTGTAGTATTCATTGGGACTGGTAAGTATCTCAACTTCCTTCCATCTTGGTATGAACGTTGCGAAGAAAATTTTCTCCCTGACATGGAGAAACAATACTTTGTTTTTACAGATGGTAATGTTCCCGAAGTACCAGACAATGCCATCGTATATCCAGTAGAACATCTGGAGTGGCCATACATCACTCTCTATCGATTTGATATTATTAATAGAGCCCGTAAAGAACTTGATAAGTTTGATTGGTTGGTCTTCCTTGACGCAGACATGGCTGTGGTTGACAAGGTAACTCCAGAAGAGTTCTTTGACAACACTGGAACTAAGTCTTTCCTTGGTGTTCATCATCCATGTCACTTCCTTAAGTTCCCTCCACATAACCAGCCACCTGGTTCATTTGAAACTAATCCTCTGTCAACTGCAAAGGTTCCTGAGGATTATGACTTCTCTATCTACTGGCAGGGATGTCTCTGGGGTGGTCGAGTTCCAGATGTGATTGAGATGATGGATGAACTTCATGATCGCATCATGAAAGATGAAAAGAATAAAGTGATTGCAACTTGGCATGATGAGAGTCACATCAATGCTTTCTATGCACAGAACAAAGAAAGAGTTCATACTCTTGGTCCAGAATATGCGTTCCCAGAAGTCTTTGCAGATGCATGTGACTTCCAACCGAAGATGGTTCATTTAGCAAAGGACAACAGTAAGTATCATGTCTAAGATTGCAATTCTGTATTCTGGTCAACCTAGGGCTTGGAGAGAGTGTTTTCCAAACCACATGAGGTTCTTGTTCCAACCAAATATGGAACATGAGATTGATGTCTTTGCACACATCTGGACACCTGTCAATGGTCCTGAAGATAAAACTCTTCATTACTTCGTTGAGAGTCTGTACAACATCAGAGGTATTGAATGGGAACCTGCGAAGAGTTTTGAACATGAAACGATCTTACCAGATCCCCGTGCATATCATCCACTAAACAACATCGTCTCTCAAGCTTACAGTCTGTGGAAGACCTGGGACATGATGGATAAATACGTGCAGGAGTATGGGGAATACGATATTGTCGTAAGAACCAGAACCGACAACTGGTTCGTTGAACCATTGGGTAACCTATCTGATTATGATCCTGAAGGACTTCATATCACAGATATTCAAAGTCACGAAGACTATGCATTAGGAGATACTTTTGCTTGGGGCGACTACAATGCGATGAAAGCTTATTGTAGTATGTTCTACGACTTCGAAACCATGGTTGAAGAGGGGGCTAGAGTAAATCCTGAATGTCTGTTAGGATGGGCTATTAAGAGGAACAATATTAAAGTTCACAAATACCCAATCTATCCTAAACTTTATAGAGACGTTTGATGACTAAACTTGTAATCTTTGATCTTGATGGTGTACTAATTGACAGTAAAGATTATCACTTTGATGCACTGAACAACGCACTTGCAAAGGTCGGTGAACAATATGTAATTACACGTCAAGAACACGTCAGTATCTACGATGGTCTTCCTACAAGACCAAAACTTGAACTCCTTACTAAAAATAAGGGACTTCCAACCGAACACTATGATCAGATTTGGAAGGATAAACAAGAAGAGACTCTCAAGATCTTTGACGAACAAGTTCGTAAAGACTATAAGTTGATGGGTTACTTCCAACAACTGAAGGATGAAGGTTACAGTATTGCTGTTGCATCTAATTCGATTCGTAATACTGTAAAGATCATTCTTCTACGTCTGGGGCTGCTTGAGTTTATCGATCTCTACATTAGCAATGAAGATGTATATCGTAACAAGCCCTACCCAGAAATGTACTGGAAGTGTATGATTAGGTTGGGTGCCCTTCCTAAAGACACTGTGATTGTGGAAGACAGTCATATTGGTCGTCAAGGAGCTATTGATAGTAAGTGTCATCTGGTTCCTGTTGATGATCGTAAAGATTTCAGTCAACAAAAAGTTGACAAGATCAAATCTATCTTAAATGATACTAGTAAGAAAAAAATTGCCTGGAGGTCTGAGAAAATGAACGTTCTGGTTCCTATGGCTGGTGCGGGTAGTCGATTTGCCAAGGTCGGTTATACGTTCCCTAAGCCTCTGATTGAAGTGAAGGGTAAACCCATGATCCAAGTGGTTGTGGAAGCCCTGAATGTTGAAGCCAAATATACTTACGTTGTTCAGAAAGAACACTATGAGAAGTACAATCTCCAGTATCTTCTGAATCTTCTGACACCTGGATGTAACATTGTTCAGGTTGATGGTCTGACTGAGGGTGCGGCTTGCACCACTCTTCTTGCAAAAGAGTTCATCAACAATGATGAACCTTTGATCATGACCAACTCTGACCAGCTGATTCTGTGGGATTCCAATGAAACCCTCTATGCGTTTAACAATGACAACGTGGACGGCGGTATCGTCACTTTCCCTGCCACCCATCCAAAGTGGTCCTTCGCCAAACTTGGTGATGATGGGTATGTGTGTGAGGTTGCAGAGAAGAAACCCATCAGTAATCACGCTACTGCTGGTATCTACTATTGGAAACACGGCTCTGACTACGTTAAGTACGCAGAACAAATGATCGAGAAGAACGTTCGTGTGAACAATGAGTTCTACGTCTGTCCTGTGTACAATGAAGCCATCGGTGATGGTAAAAAGATCCGTATCAAGGAAATTGGTACTGAAGACATGTGGGGTCTTGGAACTCCTGAAGATCTGGATTACTTCCTGGAGAACTACAAGGGAGAAGTTTGATGAAAGTTGCCCTTCTATTTTTTGGTCAACCACGTTACCTGGATGATGAACGTCCATATAATGACTACAAGAGATTAATTCTTGATCGTTACGATACGGATGTCTACATCCACACTTGGTTTGATCAAGAGGGTGGGAAGTATGATGTTTCGACTTGGGCTGAGATGCATGGTGCAAAAAACTGTGTCATCTTACCCGATTCGATTGAAAGACTTCGGAGGATGTACAATCCTAAAGTTTTGGTACATGAGAAACCAAGAAAGTTTCAACTTCCTCCTGATGCGTTAAAATGGTGTGATGAGAGATTTACTGGTAAACATCCTGAGGGTCACTGGAACCACGGGAACTACAGTAATATCATGTCTCAACTAAAGACCATTCAACGTGTTGCAGAACTCTATGAAGAAACTGGGGATCAACATGACATCATTGTTCTCGCTAGACTTGATACCTGGCTTGAGAACTTCCCTGAAGATCTATCTCGTCTTGATAAGTCTAAGTTCTATCTGCCTGGCCATCATCCTCGCTTCCCAGATGTAATCCATGTCTGTGGACGTAAATACCTTGGGTGGATGAAGAATGCATTCAATGATGTAAACCATCCCAATGTCTATCAAAATATTTGGGAACCATCTCCAGAGGCTTTCAAAGGTAATGCATTCCTTCTGAGATATGCACCGACCGATCTTTCGCCTGATCCAATGAACGCACACACTGTTCGTAAATGAATAATATCAAACTCTGCATATTCGACGTGGATGGAGTTCTCGTAAACAGTCGGGAACTCCATTATCCTGCAACTGCGGCTGCGTTAGCTGACTATGGTTGTGCCTACAGTCGTGATGAAGATGAAGCTTTTGGAACTATTCCTACCAGAGAGAAACTTCATCTTCTTGTAGAGTATGATCGGATTAATTCCGATGATCTTGATGATATTTGGCAACTCAAGGATGATTATGCCTGTGCATATTTTGATGATAAGATCTTAATCAATCACAGTATTAAAGATCTCTTTGAAGAATTAAAGAGTCGTGACATGTGGATTGCCTTAGGATCCAATGCACGGTATAGTTTCTTAGAGAAAGTTATAGACACTCTTGATGTGGATGGATTGATTGATCACGTTGCCAGTGCTCAGGGTATGAAACCCAAACCAGATCCATACATGTACACCTCTGCAATCGAAAAGTTTGAAGTCACTCCAGAAATGACTCTCATCTTTGAGGATAGTGTAGTGGGAAGACAAGCTGCATACGATAGTGGAGCTTGGGTCTATAAAGTAGAATCCTATGACGAACTTTCGATTGACATTTTAAATGAAACTGATTGCTCATCGGGCCAATTTAAATGGACCAGATCTATCCACAGAAAACTCGCCGGAACAAATTCTGCATTGCATCCAAAATGGATATGATGTAGAGATTGATGTTCGTTATGATCCGAAGTCAGATACTCTCTGGTTGGGTCATGACGAACCTCAACATATGGTGACTTGGTACTGGTTAGCTGGTAAACAAGATTATCTCTGGATTCACTGTAAAGACATTGGAACTCTTCATGAGTTTTCTGCCAAGACTAGTGGATACAATTACTTCTGGCACCAGGATGATGATTACACTCTGACGAGTAAGAATCAAATCTGGGCCTATCCTGGTAAAACGTATACAGAAAATACTGTTATTGTTATGCCAGAATGGAACAACATGGACTGGGACATGTTGAAAGTCACCAACTGTTATGGTGTATGTTCTGATTACATTGAGAAACTAAAATGATTATTACTCTAGAAGAAAACGAAGACGGTTTGATTTTTCCAATCCCCGATGAAATATTTGATAAACTTGATTGGAAAGAAGGTGATCAAGTTGAGTGGATCAACAATGAAGATGGTACATTGACTATCAAGAAACTATGAAAGTAGCTTGTTTGTACTACGGTCAACCAAGATTCACAAACAATCCATATTGTTTTGAGAGTCATAAGAAGTTTATCTTTGACCGTTACGATACGGATGTTTATGCACATTTGTGGTGGGATGAGGATGAAGACTATGATCGGTCACATGTAACTGACTGGGAGTTTTCTACCTGGTTGCAGATGGAGAAGTGTCCCAAGGACAAAGAAGATCTGGCTCGTTTTGTTGATAAGTGGCAACCAATCAAACTCAAGACTTCTAAACCAAAAGAGTTTTGGAATGAGAAGATGTGGGGTGAGATTGAGAAACGATTTGACACGGAACGTTTCCACAAGAAGAACTTCCATAATCAACTCTCTCAACTGTATTCTATTCAACAGGTCAGTGAGCTTGTAGAAGATTACAATCAGTATGACTTCATCATCACTATTCGCAGTGACATAAATATCTGGGACTATCCAGATCTGAACCAATTACCGAAGAATAAGTTTTATCTTTCAAGTCATGCGATGCCTTTCCCTGACTTGGGATTTATCTTTTCTCCGAGGTTCAAAAGATTTCTTAGGACTTATGAACACTGTGAAAAAAATCTGGTAAACTGGGATGTTTGTTGGGCTCCAGTTGCAGAAGCCTTCAAGTATTCTTGTTTTAAACGTAACTACAGTGAGAGTGATCTTATTCGTGGTCCTCTTCCGTTGCGTCTTGTTCGTGGAGTAGATTGTCAAGGACCTAGTTGGTAATGCAGAAAGTAGGAAAACATGCATGGGGTACACCTAAGTGTGGTATCTCCTTAGTAAAAAATACTTGGGCTGATATTGCAGAGGATATTGATTATGTGTTTCTTCTTGCAAGAAATCCATACAATAGACTTGTCAGCATCTATACGGAAAAAGTTATTGACGTAAATGGTAGGTATGCAAAAGAAAATGGAGTAGATCTTCAAGACTTTGCTGCAAGATCAAGTCTTATGATGACTCCTGCAAGAAAGTTCACTGTCATGTCGAGGATTAATCTTCCTGTCATTGATCTATCGTTCAAGGACTTTGTTATGGCTATGGACAGAGAATGGTTGTCTAGACAAGATGAACATGTCACATATCAAACTAAGGATGCCCCAGACTTCAAGTTTGATGATATTCTTTTTTTAGAAGATCTTCCAGAGTGTTTTGAAATTCCTTGTAAAAAACTTGACGTAGAACTTGATTGTTCCAAAGAGAATCTAGTTAAGATGGGTGGAACTGATCGTGGAGATAGTCATGCAACACCTAGAAAAAAAGGATTGAATCTACTTGGAAATGCATATGAACTTCCTGGAATTTTCTGGTGGGCAGCTGAAGCTGTGCCAGAAAACTACTCTGTAATGTATGATGAAGAAATGAGAGATCATGTCTATAATCTTTATAGAGAAGACTTTGAATACTTTGGATTAACAAAATGAGAATTGTACTTATTGGCCCTGGAATCATGCCCATCCCACCTACGGGTTGGGGTGCATGTGAAATCCTAATCTGGGATACAAAACTTGCACTTGAGAAACTGGGCCATAAGGTCCATATTGTCAACACAAAGGATGCAAGACAGATCATTAACGAGATCAATGAGTTTCGTCCTGATTTTGTTCATGTGCATTACGATGAGTTTATTCCCATCGTTCCTTTCATTCAGTATCCAAATGCAATCACCAGCCACTTTGGATATCTAGAACGTCCAAACATGTTCAACGGTTATATCAACGTTGCTAACGAGTTTGGAAATATCAAACCCAATGTCTTCTGTTTGTCTGAGGGTATTCAAAAGATCTACAATGTGATGTTTGACATCTCAAAAGAGAAGACATACATCACACCAAACGGAGTCAACTACAGTGAGTTCAACTACGTTGATGATCCAGAGTTTACTGATCGTAGTATCTACCTCGCAAAGATTGATTATCGCAAACGCCAACACATGTTCCAGAGTATTGAATCTCTCTGGTATGCAGGTAATCTTGCTGATGATAGATTTGATACTAAGAAGAACTATCTTGGTGAATGGTCAAAGGATAAACTCTACAACGAACTCACTGAGTATGGGAACTTAGTTCTTCTTTCTGATGGTGAAGCTCATCCACTTGTTTGCATGGAGGCTTTGGCTTCTGGACTAGGTGTGGTAGTATGTGAGTGGGGTAAGGCTAATCTGGATACCAATCAGGAATTCATTACTGTCATCCCAGAAGACAAGATTGAAGACATCGAATATGTCGAAAAAGAAATCATCAAGAACAGAGAGTATTCTGTAAAACATCGTGATGAGATCCGCGAATATGCCAAACAGTTTGATTGGGTTGAAATCCTGAAAAAACATTATCTGCCTTCCATTGAAGAGGTTATTGCAAAACATGGAACGAAATAAGTCCGCATACAAACTCAAGGATTTTGGTCCACTCTATATCATCAATCTTGATGATCAACCAGAAAGATGGGACTTCATGCAAGAACAACTTGATCGATGGCAAGTCACAAACTACGAACGCATCTCAGCTTTCGATGGTAGAGACAATGACTTGTCTGAGATTCTTGTTGATGGATATCCAAATGCAGTTACTTCTGGTGAGATTGGTTGTGTAACCTCTCACCTCAAAGCCATCAAACATTGGTATGACACCACAGATGCAGAGTATGGTATCTTCATGGAAGATGATTGCGACTTTGTATCTGTTGGTTGTTGGCCCTTCTCCTGGAGGGAGTTCATGGCTAGGGTTCCATATGATTGGGACTGTTTGCAAGTTGCGGTTATCAATCCCCGTAAGTTGGTTGCAAACATCCATCCTAGATACGTGGATGATTACTCTACTGCCTGCTTTGTAATCAATCGCAGGTACGCAGAAAAACTCATGCACTTCCATTGTCGTGGTGACAAGTTCAAACTGGACAATGGTGTTCGCCCTCGTGCCGTCGCAGACGATCTTATCTACAATGCAGGAAAAACATACGCCATACCCCTATTCCTTTATAAACTGGAGCTTGGTTCAAGTATCCATCCAGAACATATTGATGTTTTCCATAAGTCTAGCCGCGAAGGACTAGACCATTGGTGGACTAATCAGTCCGCAGACATGCCTATCGATAAGTTCTTCCAATACGATACGCATGAACTCAACTGATACGGTTATCCGTAGGGCCTTGACAGGTCCCAATGGTTAAGGTAATATAAATAGGTATTCGTGACGAAGCCTCAATTACTCGCCTAGTCTACGAAGTAACAGAGACACGTCGAGTCTCTTCACATCCGCAGGTTTTACTCTGCGAGAAAATAACGAGGTATCTAAAATGATTAAATCCGTAATCGCAGCTGCCGCTGCTGCTCCCCTGTTCGCTGGTGCTGCTTTTGCAGGACCCTACGTTAATGTTGAAGCCAATAGTGGTTTCGCTGGTTCTAACTACACTGGCACCACAACTGACTTCCATGTAGGTTTTGAAGGTTCAACTGGCGTTGCTGGTTGGTACATCCAAGGTGGTCCTTCGGTTGTCAGCCCTGACAACGGTGCCGCTGAGACCAAGTTCTCTGCTAAGACTGGTGGTTCTATTGCCGCTACTGAGAACCTGGGTGTCTATGGCGAAATCAGCTTCGTCAACGGTACTACCAACTCCTACGGTACTAAGGCTGGTCTGAAGTACTCCTTCTGATAAGTAAAGGGTTATAATTCTGGGGACCTTCGGGTCCCCTTTTTAGTGTCTGGAATTATGAAAAAGATTCTGTTTTCTCCCGTAACTCACTTCAATTTGATTGTTGTGGGGTTCCTAGCCTTAATTCAGGGACTTCATCTTCATGCCCATTACACTATGGAACTAGATGTAGACAGTTACGTTCGTAACTTTTGTAGGAAAAACGCGGAGAAATGTGCGCGTTTCCTCAAAGACTACTAGTTGACAGATCTTTACATTCCCTATATAATTCTGTAACAGTTCGTAACAAACCAATGACCGTAACGACAAATGAGTATGGGCAACAGAATATGTTTGCCAAAGAACCACAGATGGTGATTGATGATTACCATTCGAAAGGTCTTGCAACTCCTCAAGAAGGAATTGAACGTTACAATGGTCGTTGGGCCATGATGGGTATCGTTTCTGGTTTCCTGTCTTATGCAATCACTGGTAAGTTCTTCTTCGGTATTTTTTGATGTTGACTGTCGCAGCTATTATGACAGGTGTGTTTATCGCAGTTGCCATGTTAACTCCTAACAAAATTGAAAATGACTGAATTACTTTTCACGGTAACAAGTATTTCTTTCTTTGTATTACTTGGTTACTCTGTACAACAACTCACTCCTACTTACGTTCCTGTTGAGGTAAAAGAAAATGTTCACTGATAAA